AAAACATACCAATCATATTTACTATGATTATCTTTCTTTTTAAACCACGGGGACACATTAGCTTGATCATAAGAATTCTTAATCCAAAGAATGTTGGGGCGCAGAGGATGAAGAGGTTCTTTTTCTGGTATAGAAGTTGTTATTTGAACTAGATCGATAAGATGTAAAGCGGCATATTTACGGAGGTAATCAAATTGAATTTCGGTTCCTCCATAAGGTAACATTATTTGGTTTTACCAAATACTGTTAAAGATGCAACCGTTACTTGTACATCCTGACTAAAATCTTCTTCTTTAGTGTCAGTATTAGGATCTGCTACGTCTTTATCAAATTCCTCTTTAGATGCATAAATCTTACCTGTTTTTTTATGCTTCACTATTTCAATAGCTTTTGCTGGTAGTACGGGTACTTGTTTACCATCAATTGTTGTATATTTCATATATGTCCTTGTCCTCTATTTTTAGATCTTTTAGGTATCCTTTTACTATATTTTTTTGCATGTCGTCCAGGCCTTTTTTTATGCGTCCTGCTGACATGATCGTATCCAACCTTAGCCATTTTCGTCGCTACGATTAATAAGTGCGTAGGATACAACGCCCTTAGCAACATTAACTGTTGCGGCGCATTGAACTTTCAATGAATCGCTTTCTTCGAGAATTAAAACTCCTTTAGCTAAATTTGTAGTGTCTCCAGCGGCTATTGATTCTACTCCAATTTGATAAGTAGTGGAAGCTGAACTATCTAGAAATTTAGACTGTACAATTATAGCTGCAGTAGAAGTATTAGCACATTGAAAATTTTGAATAATAGCTCGAGAGCCAGCGTCCATCGTCAGACATGTAGTCAAATTAGTAGTAGTTAAATCAAAACCAGCGTTTTTATATTGTATACTCATGACATGAAAAAGTTAAAAGCTTCTTGTTCTTTCCTTAAATCTTGTTGATAAGAAGTGTTTAATTGATTTTTAAAAGTTGTTAAAGCTTCTTGAATTTGTCTTTGATTAGAAACATCATAAGTTTCTTTAGGTTCAGGAATAGTTACTGTAACTTTAGCCATTAGCGCATTCCATCTGGTCGAGAATCAAATCTAAATAATCCGTATCGCCAATTGCTGGCTAGTTCATCTGCGGATACTTCAAAACTAGCTAATCTGCTTCGTGCTCTAGTCCATATTTGTTCCGTGCTTGTAGAAACAGTGAAAGGTCCTAAAGGTGAAGTAGTGGCTGTATCGTTTGGAAATCTGCGCAAATAAATAGTAACATTAGCTGTTCCATTAAGGTGTTTAAAATCAGGAATAAATCGTCTGAGACTCATAAAATATTGACCATCTCCATCTACATCTAGATCAAAATCACCTGAGCGAATAGAAGAAGAAATAGATGAAGTTACATTGCCCGTACTATACCGACGGATTTGATCACTTCCTGTTTCGTGTTCATAAAAAATACTCCTACCATTGGTTACTCCATTAATCGTAGGAAGAGTTGGCTTGGATCCAGATTCATATTCAGTAGCAAAAGGTAAAGCATAAATATCCGGATTGCTCCATGTTGTTCTATCTAAAGTTCCTGTTGCCCAGACGCTTTCCATATAATTATAAGTCACAATTCGATTTATTTGATCGGCTGTTGCTTGTGGGTAGAACCAAGAAACTTCATTGAATAAAGCATTATGCCCAGCAAAAACTAATTCTCCTCCAGTATCATAATTAATACCTAAATTATCTCCATCGGTTGTAAATACAAAATCTTCTACTAAACAAGGAACAGGTTTAACTGATCCATCAAACATGAAAAATCCTCCGCCATTTCCCATCCAGAATATTACACCATTAGCATAGACTATAGCATGTTGGCCAATGAGGCCACAGTCAGAGCCTACCTGCCTGATACTAAAGGTAAAAGGAGGTCCCACATATTGCATAATGTAAGCCGCTGTATCTGTTAAAATTAAAATATAATCCTTTCCTTGAACGGCTCCCATAATTTTATTTCCCTGATCCAGATACATCGTTCCTGCAGTATTAGTAGAAGTAGGAACATAATCTGTTTCATCTTCCTGATCTGAAAATCGAAGATACATTTGATCTTGAGTTGAGGTAGTGCCAATAGTAGTTTCAGTTCCTAAATGAATTAAATGTCGATCACGATCAGAAACAATTGTCATTACTGATTTTGTCGGATTGTTAGCAGCAATAATTGCTCGTCTTGTTAGGGGACTAGCTAAGCTAGGATCCCATATAAAAGTTTTTCCGTTATGAATGGTTGCAACTAATTTTTCTCCAAAATTATCCAAAGACCAGGTTCCTGGATCCAAGATAATTTGAGACGAAGTTCGTGCTGTTCCCCATGTTGAGGTACTATAGCTTCCTGTACCCCATCCATATTGAAAAGTCTGATTAACAGGACCAACAACTTCATAAGGTTCGGTATCTAAGCCTGCTCCAGCTGAAGCTCCTCCTCCTGTTTCAGTCGAAGTCATAACTACATTAAAATCATTAGTGTTTATTGCTTGAATTTCAAAAGTATTGGTTTCAAAATCACCAGTAGTGAAACTACACCCTGCGGGAATAGTAACATTATCAAATATAAGTAGAGCGCCTTCAGCTAAGCCATGTGCACTTTTACCGATAGTAACGGTACTCGAGCCCGTAGTACTCGTGATAGTACAGGTAGCAATGGTATTGGCTAAAGGAGTAATGTCATAAAAAGCATTTCCTGAATATATAGCAAGCATTTTATGAGTTCCAACAGCCGCATATTTGGTTCCTCCAGTGTCCGACCAAGTAGTAACAGCTCTAGCTGCACCCACTAAAGTATCTGTGGTTTGTTGATCCCATCCTCCGATTTTTTCAGGGGAAGCATAGCGAAAACGTACATTATCGCCATCTACCCATTGGGCTTCTGCTTGAGAAGCAGTAGCCTGCTTGTTAAAACCAGGGGCTAATTCTACTTTTTGTAAAGGCATAATTATTCTTATTTTACCATTATGTCTTTAAGGATTCTAGTAGGAATCAACTATGAGATTATATAGTCTTATGAAGGATTTTGGAAATTTTACCGCGCTACGCGCGTATGTCCTACATTTTCTAGGAGGTAAAGTAGTTAAAATTTATAATGTATCGTATTGGCTCTTTTTTAGAAGTAACAGCTCTATGCATAACATCTGTATCGAAAACTAACATCTTATTAGCAACAGCTTTTATAAAAATAGTTTTATTATTAATCATTATGTCAGTACCGCCATCACAATCGTTTAAGTATAAGATGGCAGTTTTGCACATGAAATCATAGTCACAATGCCACTTTGATCTTTTAAATAATGCACTAATAGTTAAGTTGGCTCTAACTTGTATAGGTGCTTTTGCTTTTAATTTTTTTAAAATAGGAACAATATGGGGTTCGTATAATTCTGATGTAGTTACCATCTCATTATAAAAGCAATAATTAAAATACATTGCATTCTTAGTACCTTCAACCATGTGATCCCTTCTTCTCCATGGAAAATCTATACCCAGAACTATGTTTTTAATTTCTTTAAAAGAATTTATAGCTAAAAAATTTTCGTATATTTGATATTTCATATTAAATCCATTCTTTTAGTTCTTCGATTATATCAGGAGGAGGAGAGAATCAAGAGAAGAGTATTATTTAAAAGGCTTTCCGATCGACCAATTAACTAAANNTTNTCTTNTNCCTTCAGTAACCGGAGTAACTTGATGCCATAGAAAAGATGGAAAGATAATAAGGGTTCCTAACTCTCTGCCATTTTTAAGTTGGTTTATTTTTACTTTTCCATAATCAAACCATTTGAACTGAAAGTCACCGCCTTTATATTCTGACGACGGTGTTAATTGTAGGGTTAATGACAGTTTCCTATATTTATTATTAAAATTTTCTGTATTGGTGTCATTGTAAGGAGTGGACAGTTGATCACAATGCCAACCATAAAACTGATTTTTATTATACACAGTAAATTGGCTCGATTCGTTCCAATCCCATTGAAAATTCCAACCAGCTTTTTTATTGGCTGCATGAATAAAAGGATTTAAAATGTCATAAATCCATGGATCATTTATCCAAGAAATGTAGCAATCTCTTAGTTTAACTGCATCCTCTGCTAATGCATATCTTCCTTCTTTGTCATCTTCCTCTGCAATGTTTGCTTTCCGCTGGTTTTGCTTTAAACAAAGAGATATGATTTTATCACATAGTTCTTTTTTTAGAGCTTTGCGATAACACCAGTAATTATATTTTAATTGCACTCAAGGGATAATAACAATCTTAAGGACCAATAACAACCCATTTGGCTGTTTCTTCGTTCCAATCATAATTTTTTCCATCATCAGGTTTAGCAACTGGTGCTTCCCAAAGACAAGTATCTTCGTTTAATGTCCAAGATGGATAGGGTTGCGGTGAAATAAAAGCATCTCTAGTTTCATCATAAGTATATCCTGTTCCAGCATAATTTTTTCTAAGAGGTGTTCCGTCTAGTTTGTGAACGCCTCCTTGTGTATTATAAGAAGTTTGTTTCCAAACATCACTTGTTTTATATAAGTTATTTAAAAAATCTACTCCACGTTGTTCACTTTCAACTCCGTCAACAAGTAATTCGTTATTGTGTACTACTATAACTTTTTCCACTGTATTTTCTGACCCTAATTTTGCAAAGTGTGCCATTATGCTGTGTAGCTCCCATCTCCTGTAAATGTTAAAATTGTATAACTGCCATCAGTATCTTCATCTGGTGAACCTGTTGTTGTAGAAGTATAATCTGCAGTAAGCATTTTTAGAACAACGCATCCTGAACCACCCGGGGAGCCTACTACAGTATAGTGACTACCACCACCACCTCCAGTATTTGTACCACCAGAACCTGAACTACTATGACCGCCATTTCCGCCGCCGCCTTTTCCTCCGGCAGGACTTCCTCCTGAATACATACTACCACCGCCACCACCAGCAAAGTAAACATCTGAACCGTCTACTTCACCAACAGAATTATTGGTTGCCATTGTTGTAGTCATTATAGTTGTAATTGCACCATCTCCGCCAGCACCACCAGAAGTTGTAGTTCCATCTTGACCTTCAGCACCAGCACCGCCGCCGCCACCACCAACATAATTTGGAGCAGCATTACCACCATTACCACCGTCAAAACCAGCACCATCTCCTAGACCACCAATATAATCATATTGGTGTCCTCCCCCATAACCACCACCACCGTTTCCATTAGTAGCACGACCATCACCATTGTTTTTGGCGCCACCTCCAGCAGTTAGTGTTGAAATTCCTGTTCCACTTAAAATACTATCGTCACCATCAGTAGTTACTGCACCACCAGCACCGATAGTAACCGTATAAGCTTCTCCATTCGTTAATTCTAATCCTGTGGCAGTTAAAACTCCACCAGCACCACCAGCACCATTATGGCTTCCATAACCACCTCCTCCACCACCAACAACTAAATATTCTATGTCATAGGGAACTAAGGGAGCGCCTCCTGATCCAAATCCTAAAACTTGATATCCAAATGCCATTTAATTCTCCTATGCGTCGTTAGCTGCGTCTGTAGTGTAAAATAATTTGATTCCTAGTACTCGTGCATCACCAGTAAAGTCATCACTACCATCTGCTGCATCTCTGTAAAGTTGAAAAAATGTTTGATCATCGTCAGCTGGGGATCCGGCAATTGTCATTGCAGAACTAACTGCAGTCATTTGCACATCTTCTA